GACATGCAAGGGCAGAAAAATGGGCCTAGACCGTACCTCAGCGAGAGCGGTTTGAGGCATCACCTGGAGTCTCAGGGCTACTCGCCCGCAAAGGTGCGAAAAGCACTCGACCCGGCAAACGGAGACGGCCTGATCGGCGGATTGCTTCAGGCCGCAATGATCGAACGACACGAACATGGGTGGGTCGTTATCGACGACACATGGGCCAGCGCCATGCTCATGCGGAGGAGTGCAAAATGACCATGACAGCAAAGACGTTTTACCGCATGGCGTTAAGCCTCGGCGCCGCGCCAGACGCTACCAACTTCGTCATCAAGCGCGACGATTTCGTCGCATGGATGAAAGACCAAGGCTACGCCGAGCGAACCATCAACAACCACGCGGCACCATCCCGCGAGGGCGGAATCATCAATCACCTCATGACGCAAGGGCTCATCGTTGACGGCGGCGTCAAGCGGTGGATGGTGCCGTTTGTGCAGAAACTCAACGAGCAAAAACCCAAACGCCGCAAGCCTTCAGGGGGCGTCAAAACCTTCCAAGGCAACCCGGCAGAAGGCGACGGATGGATCACAAGCGCACGGCTTGACGATGGCAGCGAGGACGGGGCCGAGTGGCGTCTGTACCGCAAGGAATACGCGCCCGGCTGCAACAATCTCAAGGTCGCCGCCATCGGCAAACGAGTGCCACACAAGGCGAACTACTGGATGCAGGCCAGGCACGGAAAGCTCATCATGAGCCGCGACGCCATGACCCTCAAGCAGCACCGCCCGGACATTTTCGACAGCCTCTGCGAAGAATTGGCGGAAATCTTGGAGTAGCAACTTACATCCAGTTGACGCAGCAGACTTCATGTAGGCTACAATGGCAACGCACGGTCAAGCGCAGCAATGTGCCCCGTGCGCCATCATCTCAGCGACTGGCCGCCCCTCAAAAGCAGGACGCGGCACGGGCGTCAGCGCAGTCGCTGAGATGATGGTGAATGCATTACACAGCCAGTCAAGTCTGGCGGCCATCACGTCGAGCCGAAAGGCGGTTAGGTCTGCGCGACGTAAAATAAAGCGGGCGAGAGCGCGAACGGAGATGCTCTTTCTCAAGGAAGGCCGTGACACCCCGGAAAGACGGGGGCCATCACACATGCGGATTGGCAAAAATGGCATGCTGCTAGGCATAAACCGGCAAAGCCTCAGTTCTCGCCAAGCCGGGCTAACAGTCCGCAGTTGTGATGGTGAATGCGCAGGCTGATGCGCAACGTAGAAAACGGCTAGCACCTAGATTTGGCGATTGGGGTGCAAGCGTCGCCAATGTCGGAATTCAGCACCGGCCACCATCAACCAACACATAACGTCGTCCGTTATCCAGACTGGAAAACAGTTAAACCCGGTGTTACATTCATGCAATCGAAGTGCCAACAATTTCACAGCATGAACGACCACGCCGAACCACTCATGAAACTGATCGAGATGCTCCCGGAGCCCGCAAGAGCGGCAGTACTGGCGGCTCTTATTGCTTTTGTGCGCGTTGTCTACGATGGAAAAGAACATCGTTGGATTCGTCGATCTCTTGAGTCGGTGTTGTGTGGGTTGATTGCGCTTGGCCTGTCAAACCTGATCAGCGCATTGGGCATGCCTGACGGCTGGTCTACCTTCATCGGCGCGTCAGTGGGCCTGTTTGGAGCCGACAAGGTGCGGGAGTGGGGGCAAAGGTTCGCAGAGAAGAAGGGGTTGTGATGCCCGCAGGTCGCCCGTCCACCTACAAGCCAGAGTACTGCGAAGCCGTCATTGAGATGGGCCGCAAGGGCTACAGCGTTGTCGAAATGGCGGCAGAGATTGGGGTCCATCGCTCAAGCCTAGAGGCTGCATGGCCCGAAGCTCACCCTGAATTTTCCGAAGCCTTTGCGCAAGCGAAGCAACTTTCGCAAGCGTGGTGGGAGCGCATCGGGCGCGATAACCTGCTGATCCCTCAAGGCGGAGGCACCTTCCAGGCTTCCGTCTGGTCACGATCTATGGCCGCACGATTCCCGCACGACTGGCGCGAATCCAGCAAGGTGGATCACACCAGCAGCGACGGCTCCATGACCCCTCCCAAGATCATCACGCTCTGCGCCCCCAAGGATGAGCGAACTACGGATTGAGCTTCCGCCGAAGCTGCTGCCCGTATTTGCCCCGGCGCGTGGAGAATTGCGCTACCGTGGAGCGTTTGGTGGGCGAGGGTCTGGCAAGTCTTTCAACTTCGCCAAAATGGCCGCAATCTGGGGCGCGTGTGAGCCGCTGCGCATCCTCTGCACCCGTGAGCTGCAAGACTCCATCAAGGAATCATTCCACGCCGAACTGAAGAACGCCATTGCTTCCGAGCCGTGGCTTTCTTCCGTCTATGAAGTGGGCATTGACTACCTGCGAGGCAAGAACGGCACCGAGTTCATGTTTAAGGGCTTGCGCCACAACATCAGCTCGATCAAGTCCACCGCTCAGATTGACCTGTGCATCGTGGAGGAAGCTGAGGACGTGCCGGAGGCATCATGGCGCGATCTTGAGCCAACCATTCGCGCCCCCCGCTCGGAAATCTGGGTGCTGTGGAACCCCCGCCGTGATGGCTCTCCGGTCGATACGAGATTCCGCAAAGCCACGCCGCCGAGATCGTCCATCGTGGAGATGAACTACACGGACAACCCGTGGTTCCCGTCCGTGCTGGAAGAACAGCGCCAGCACCAACAGCGCACGCTTGACCCGGAAACCTACGCGCATATCTGGCTCGGCCAGTACCTGCGCATCGGAAAGGCGTCGGTCTTTTCTGGCAAGTGGCGCGTTGACGAGTTCACCCCCGGCGCAGATTGGAATGGCCCTTACTACGGGCTCGACTTCGGGTTTTCGACTGACCCATCTGCGGGTGTCAAATGCTGGGTGCATGACAATCGGTTGTTCATCGAGCACGAGGCGGGCGGTCATGGCGTCGAGATTGACTCCCTCGCGCCTATGGTCATCCGTGACCTACCCGGCGCAGAGGCACACGAAATCCGCGCAGACAATGCACGTCCGGAGTCCATCAGCTACATGAAGCGAAACGGGCTGCCGCGCATCAAGCCATGCGAGAAGGGGAAAGGCTCGGTTGAGGACGGAATCAGCCACATCAAGGCTTACAATGAGGTCATCATTCACCCGCGCTGCGAACGCACGCAAAACGAGTTTTTGCTCTACTCGTACAAAGTCGATAAACTGAGCGGGGACATCCTCCCGGTTTTGGTGGATGCAAACAATCACTGGATCGACGCATTGCGTTACGCATTGGAGCCGGTCATGAAAAAACGCCGCTCAATCTACAGCTAAGGACCGGACATGTTCGGACGCAAGAAACAACAGCCAGCCGAGCAACCGGCCCCCATCCTGCGAGAGTCCATCTACACCACGGATGGCGAACACATGCGCGGGCGTGGGACTTTGGGCCGACTGGCCGTGATGCAAGCCAACATCCAAGCCCCGAAAGGCTCGGCGGGCGTGGCGATGGACTCAAGCACCGGCCTGGTGCCTGACTTCAAGCAGGGCATTGCGGGCGGAGGCGTTCCAGATGCTCAGTTCTATTGGTACGCAAGCCAAGGCTTCGTGTCGTGGCAAGTGGCCGCACTCATGTCTCAGCATTGGTTGGTAGACAAGGCTTGCAACATGCCAGCCCGTGACGCCGTGCGAGTTGGCTATGACGTTAGCCTGCCGGATGACACGCCGCAAGCCGATGAAATCCTGGCCGAGTTCGCCAAGCAAGAAAAGAAATACAACATCAACGGCGCCATGCGTGAATTTATCCACATGGGCCGGGTGTACGGCATCCGCGTGGCGATTTTCCGAGTGCGCTCTACAGACCCAGACTATTACGTCAAGCCGTTCAACATCGACGGGGTGACGCCGGGCTCATATCTCGGCATCAGCCAAGTAGACCCAATCTGGTGTGTGCCTGAGCTTACAGACGCTTCGCTGAACGATCCGGCGGGCCTGCGCTTCTATGAGCCAGAGTTTTACGTTGTTGGCTCCCAGCGTTACCACCGTTCGCACCTGTGCGTGTTCATCCCGCACCCGGTGCCAGATGTGATCAAGCCGACCTATCAATACGGCGGCAAGCCCCTGCCTCAGTTGATCTACGAGCGCGTGTATGCCGCCGAGCGCACAGCCAACGAGGCCCCGCAACTGGCAATGACCAAGCGCCTGATCGTGCACAAGACGGACGGCGCGGGGTTCTTCTCCAACCTCACCAAGTCCATCGCGCGGATGCTGGACTTCTCGCAGGTGCGCGACAATTACGGCGTGATGGTGATCGACAAGGATGCGGACGATATCGATCAGATGGAGACAAGCCTGACCGATCTCGACACCACGATCATGACTCAGTATCAGTTGGTGGCGTCCATCGCTGAAGTCCCGGCCACGAAGCTCCTAGGCACTACGCCCAAGGGCTTCAACAGCACGGGAGACGCAGAGGCCGAGGATTACCGCATTATGCTGGAATCCATCCAGGCGAACGACTTGACGCCCATGCTGACCCGTCACCATCAGTTGGTGATGCGCTCGGTGATCCGTCCGAAGTTCGGCCTGTCTGAGGACTTGGAGTGTGAGGTGTCATGGCGTCCGCTCGACTCCCCGACTGCTGCTGAATTCGCTGAGATTGGTTTGAAAAAGGCGCAGACTGCTGTGGCCTACGCTGGCATTGGCGCAATCGACGGGCAGGACGTGCGCGAGCAACTGCGCCGGGACAAGGACTCGGATTACTTCGGTTTGGCTGAGGATGTGCCGATGCCAGACGATGAAGACCTGTTGAGTGGATTGGTGGAGCCTGATGGCACGCAACCTGCGCCTAACCAAGAAGCGTGAAGCCTACGTCGAGCAACGCTCAGCCGGTAAGCTGGTGGGCGGTGCTCTGCGTCCGTCACAAGGGCAGATTGACCGTTACAGCGCGGCCATCACTGCCCTGCTGCGCGTGATGTATCGGGAATACCGGCGTGAACTTGTCGCCACGTTTGACGAGACCCCGCCAATCATCATTGCCCAGGATGCGTCAATCGCCAACAAAGCAACGGTGGCTCTGAACAAGCTAAAGCGGCGATTCAGGCAGCTATTCCAAGCTAAGTCGCGATTGATTGTCGATGACATGCTGAAGGGCGTGGACAAGGCCAGCACAGACACGCTCAAGACCTCGCTCAAGGAGTTGTCGGGCGGCATAACGCTCAAGACCGACAAAATGCCCGCCGCGCTCAAGCAAGTGGTGCAATCGGCCATCAAGGAAAACGTGGCGCTGATCAAGTCGATTGGCGAGAAGTACCACACGCAGATCGAAGGCGCGGTGATGCGCTCACTGCAACCGGGCGGGCGTGGGCTTGCTGATGTGCGTGAGTTCCTTGACAAGTACGAGGGGATTACTGACCGCCGCCGTGACCTGATCGCGATGAACCAAGTTAGGCGAGTCTCTGCGGCTATTCAGGTCGAGAAGGCAAAAAGCGCGGGTGTCAAGGAATTCGTGTGGCGACATTCACGCGGCGGTGCGCATCCTCGCAAGATGCACGAAGACCTAGACGGAAAGGTGTTCACCTTGGACAACCTCCCGGTAATCGACACGGATGGCACGCGAGGCCTTCCAGGCCAGCTTCCGAACTGTCGGTGTTTCATGGTGCCGCAGCTATCCTGGGGCGACGACGAGTAGTCCGTGAATACTTGTTGACATTTAGGCAAACTAGATATAATGGGCCACCGATAGGCTAAGGCTATCATGAGCGCACAGACCACCGACATTAACGGCTACGTGGAAATCAAAGGCAACCCGCTTTCGAAGGTGGGCGTCTTCCCGTACCTCGGTCGTGAGATTGGCGCTCCCGAGCCTGACCGCATTTACAAGGTCTACAGACCCGAGGAAGAGCTTTCCTCCCCCGAAACAATAGCGTCGTTCAGGCTGATGCCATTGGTCGACGAGCACGCCATGCTCGGAGATGAGGCTGACGGCTTCACGCCCGCCGAGCGTAAAGGCTTGCATGGCGTGATCGGTGAGGATGTGTACTTCGATGCCCCGTACTTGCGAGGCAACCTCAAGATTTACAGCGAATCGGCCAAGGGCCTGGTGAAGTCCGGCACAAAGCGCGAACTCTCCCCAGGCTACCGATTCAAGCTCGACCCGACTCCCGGCACGTTCAATGGTGAAGCATACGATGCCATCCAGCGTGAAATCCGGGCAAACCATCTTGCACTCGTGGAGGAAGGGCGAACCGGCCCCGATGTCGCGGTGCTTGATACTGCTGGGCACTTGTGTGCCTTGGACTCTCAACTGTTAAAGGAGGCCGTAACGATGGCTGACGAAATCAAACCGGCGTCGGACGGCACCGGGCAAGACGTGGACCTGAAGGCTCAGATCAAGGCTATCTTGGCTGAACTGAAGGCCGAAGAAGAAATCAAGGAAGCCGGTGAAGAACTGGGCATGGGTGGCGATGCCCCCACTGACCCCGCCGCTACTCCCGCTGCCGAAGACCCCGACGCCAAGGCTGCCAGCGACGAAACCGCCAAGGCCATGGATGCGCTGCGCAAGCA